GCATCTAGGCGACGCTCAATGTCGGCGCACCACTTGACGGTTTTTTCAGCATCGGCAAACTGGGCATCCGTCACCAACTCGCGATTGATGCCAGCAAACACGGCCAGCGCATGGGCCTTGAAGTCGGCCAGGTTGCTGGCGGTCACCATGCCGGTGACCTCGATGTGCAGCGCGGGAAGTGTCTCGGGGGCGTGGCCGGTGGGCTTGATCTCGATTGGCACTGGCTTGTAATCGGCCAGGTCGGCGGCAAACTGCTTCCAGCCGTCAAGGATGCGCTGGCGAAAAGCATAGTTTGGCATGTACCAGGCGTAGCGCATGGCATCCTTGTCGCCACTGGATGCCACAAACAAGCACCGCTCGGCCCCCGACAGCATCAACCCCATTTCAAGCTGCGCATGGTATTCGTCGGGGATGATGCCATCGGCCAGCGCTGCTTCCAGCGCCGCGTTGAGAGTTTTGTGTTCAAAACTCACATCCTCAGTCATCGTCAGGCCGTCCAGGCTGGCTGACAACTTCAGCCCGTCAACCTCGCCTGCCAGCACCACCGGGTAAAGCTCAGAGCCGATGATCTCTTCGGCCCAGGGGCGGGCAATGGCCTCATATTCATGCCCCCGGTCAAAGCGGGCCTGGGTTTGCGCGTCAACTTCCGGGGTCAGGCCAGTGGCCTTTTCGTGCAGCAGTTGGCTGCGGGTTTTGTAAGATGACTGGCCCAGCATGGCGGCGCAGTCGCTGGCGTTGAAATGGCTGGCCCGGTGGGTGTGCCAACCGGCGCTGCCCTGGGTGTGGGCGATGATGGTGGTTTTCATGATGTTGCTTTCGGTTTCAGGCGTAACAAGCCCCGGCTGGCAGGGCTTGGCTGGCTGGTTAGTGGGTTACCCGCTGTGGCACCGGGCGACCGGCTTCGGTCTGCGACAGGTTGCGCGTCCACAGCTCTTGCACCGCTTTGGTGACGATGATGTTCAAGTCAGCCTGGGGCAAAGTGCCGTCAATCTGGTTTGCCACTTGCTGGCCCCAGCCGGTGTCTTTGGCTTCGTTCCACACGTTGATGTAAAGCGCCATGCCCGATGTGGTGGCAACTTTGAGCAGGGCTGATTTTTCAGTCAGGCCGCTGCTGAGGAATTGCACCAGCGTGTCAAGGCTGAATGGCAGGGTGGGGGCTTCGGGGTTTTTCATGGGAGGTGCTGGCAGTTGCGCCAGTTGGGGAAAGTGTTTGGCGGCAATGGCCGCGAGGCTGGTATCGTCAAACTTGCCATGCAGGTATTCGACGGCGGCATTGAACTGGTCGGGGCGCAGCATCAGGTAGCTGTTGACCTTCATCTTGCGATGCAGGCGGTTCCATGTTTCGCCATGGCCTTGCTTGCCGGACTCAACAACCAGTTGCACCAGCTCGCGCAGGTGCTGGGCTTGGGCTGGGTTGATGACGGATGGCAGCAAAGGGGCCGACGCTTGCGCCAGTGCCTGTTTTTCGCAAGCAATGAAGTAGCGCCGGGCTTCGCGGCCTTTTTCGTTGTTCTCGACCATCGACAGCTCTTTTGCCATGTCAAGGGTCAGGTGGTAGTCAGTCACCACGACATTCCGTGTTCCGCCCTGGTGGGGGACTTGCTCGCCCGTTTTGGCGAGCAAGTAGTCAACACCTTCAACAAACTTGAATTTGTCGATTCGGCCTTTAATCCAGTTTGAGAAGTCGCGCAACACGGCCATGAAGGCGTGAAGTGTGCGGGCATCACAAAGCTGAACGGATTGGCCCTGAAGGGTGCCGGCGAAAACGGGGACGAGTGCGGTCGTGGCTGTGGTTGTGCCAGTGGTGATGTCGGTGGTCATGGTTGACGCTCCAAAGTTCCTGAAAAACTCTGCCGACAAACGACTAAATCTGGCGGCAGTGCTGACGGGTTAGTCGACCGGGGAACTCGCGGAGCGAAAACCGGCAGGGCTTGCGCCCTCCCGTCAGCACCGCCATAACTGGTGCCAACAAAAAAGCCGCGAACTGTGCAGTGGCGGCTTTTGGCCGCGAATTCCGACGGGCGACTAAACCCGGTCACGCCTTTGCTGGACGTGACAGGCGAATGATACACCACACCGGTGCAGCGCGTCAACATGTTGTTTTTGGTCATCTTGGATTTATGGATAATCAGCCTGTAACGCCCGTCACACGGGCGCAGAGTGCTATCAAAATGGAATATCTTCATCTGCATCCGGCCCGCTGAAATTGCTTGATGCAGGCGCGGTCTTTTGGCTTGCGGGGGCAGGCGCAGCCGCCGGTGCGCTGGCGTGTGCTTCACCGCTTTCTTTGCGCCCGCCTTGCAGCGCCAGATCGTTCACTCGAATATCCATACTCTTGCGCTTTTGGCCGTCCTTGTCCGTCCATTCGCGTTCGGTCACATTGCCGACCACAGTGACCTGCTGGCCCTTGACCAGGTACTGCTGCAACGATTCACCACGCTTGCCCCACAGGGCACACGACCACCAGATCGTCGGCTTGTCCTTGCCCAGGCTATCGGCCACTGAAAAGCTGCATACCGGGTCGCAATTGGGCAGGCGGCGCAATTCACTGTCTTTGCCCAGGTTCCCTGTGACGGTGATTGAGTTCATGCTGCCACCTCGACCGCATCGGTAACCGTAGCGCGAAGCAGGGCCACATGCTCTTCACTGAGCCGCGCCTTGCTGCTGACCATGCTGATAATGTCGTCGGCGCTCTTTTTGCCGGATTCAATGAGGCCACGCCAGCCGGGCAGGTTTTTGCTGAATTGCTCATCGGTGTAGTCGGGCAAGGCGGGCTGCACCGGCGGTGTCGGGGTGATCTCGCCGGTTGCGCCGTCAATCAATTCAAACCAATCAGCCGGTGAACTCATGCCGTCGCGCAGGCTGGCGTAAATCTTCTTTAGCGCAACCACCTGAGCGGGCTGAATAGCATCAATGCGTCGTTGAATTCGCTTTTCAAGCTGGTCACGAGTGACACCAAACTTGCCAAACACATCAACCATTTTTGCCATAGCCTCGGGGCTGGTGTCGGCGCGGGCTTTCATAGTGACCTCGCACTGCGTTACTGCAGCTTCGGTCACATCGCCGGGTATGACAGCCAGAATGCAGGCGCGCAGGCGGCGGCTGCCCTGGTTTGCCACCAGCTCGTAAATGTCGCGCGGGTCTTCGAGCTTTTTGGAACCGCTTCGGGTGTAGCGCAGGTGCGGCACCTGAAACACCTTGTCGCATTGGTAGCCGGTTTCCAAGTCCCAGGCGATGGTTTGCACGGTTGACACGCCGTTGCTTTGGTCAAGCTCACGCACACTGGTCTTGATGTTGCCCCACTGCTGCGCCATGGCCTCGGCCAGCCGGATGCTGGGGCCAGATACGTTGCTGCCGCCTTTTGCATATTGATAAACCGCTGCATCAGCCAGGGTTGGGCGGGTGCAGGCGTTTAAGATGCGATCCATAGCCGCTACCGGGTCACGCGGGTTACTACGTGCAATGACCATCGCAGCCTGCACCTCAGCAATGGCGCGTTGTTGGTCTGTTTGTGCCACAGCATTGGAGCTATTGGCGCGAGCCGGTGCAACTTGGTTGCTGGCGAATGGGTTGGCTGTAAGTTCGTTGCTCATGATGAGTCCTCAGTTGAAAAAATGGTGGTAAGCATCCATGCCCAAGGTGGCAACCCCAACGGCTGCCAAGGTGGCAAGTGCCGGAAAAATCCACGCGGCCAAGCGGTCAATGCGCTCATCGATCAGCCGGTCAAGGTCAGTCACGCCGCTTGGGTACAGATCGCGGGTGTCGGTAGGCTTGCGCATCACAGTCACCCCCCGATCAGCCAGCCCAGCAGCACCAGGGCAATGACCCCGGAGATGATCTTGATGCCGCTGCGGTCGGTGCGGCGGCTGCGCTCAATGCTGGCTGCCCGCTCGGTGCCAGACTGGCGGGCGGTGCGACTGAATGATTGAGTGGTGTGGTTCACCATGCTGAACACCTTGCATCCTTCAGTGCGAGGGCGATGGCCTTTTTGTAGATGTTTGCCAGCGCGTAATCACTGAACTCACTCATCATGTCTTCGCCGTTAGATGCAAGGACAACATCACAAAGCTGCTGCTTATTGCGGCTGACAGTGGCCACGAGCTTGATGCCACAGTATTCAATATCAACCTCTACTTCACTGGCCTCGTCATCAGCCAGCGCGTCGTAATGGTCAGCAGCATCACGCGTTGGGTTGTTGCTGTAGCAGCCCATGCTGCCAAAGTTGCGGTAACTGGCTGGGCTGTGCTGTGTGGTCAACACGGCGGGGGATAGCGGTGCATTCATAGAAAACTCCTGTAAAAAGGCGTAAAAAAGCCCACATCAGTGGGCAGGAAGGGAAAGGGTGGGGCGGCGTTATGGACGGTTTGAAAAACATCAGCCAGCTGTCACCAGGCTGATGTTTTTCCCCTGTTGCCAAGGGCTTTGCTGGCATATTCCCGAAGGTTACAGCGCGTATTTCCTGCCAAATGGCCATACGCCTGCGTTTTGCTTACGCAGAGGTTTGTTTGATTCGCGGTTCTTAGAACCAGTAGGGGACACCCATCGACCTAGACGCTGCCTTACACACACGTCCCCGGCCCTACTCGGCTTTCGCCTTTGCTTGTTTCTCCGGCCAAGCTGCGCCGCTTCCGCTTTCAGGTGCTGGATGCACCGATCAAAGGCCGCTTTTGGCTGCCTGTCGCATCAGTGATCTGCTGCGATGGGGTGAACTTTAGCACACTAAAGACTAAATGTTAAGTGGCCTAAACATTTATTTCAACTTTTTTTCACACCAAGGGAAAACACTTAGGCGGTGCAGGGCTGTGGGCGGGGGTTTGACGTGCGTCAGGGCTGCGCACGGGGTTACGGGCTGGCAACAGGCGTAAAAAAACCGCCTCGGTGGGCGGAGTGTCATACACAAATTAAGCCAGTTAAATTGTTTAGTGGACTACGCAATAGCCGTTTAGTGTGCTAAAGTATCGGCATGAAGAAACAAACTGCCATCGACCTAGCGAAGTCGTCAAAAGCGCTTGCTGAACTGCTTGGCATCAACCCAAGCGCTATTTCCCAATGGGGCGATGATGTTCCGGATAGCCGGGTTTGGCAGCTCAGATGCCTGAAACCAGAATGGTTCACATCCACCCGCCAGCCAGAAAAGGCCACAGCATGAACCAGCTCGTAACCATCGACGATGTTGTGGTGCGTGTTGATGCGCATGGCCGCTACTGCCTCAACGACTTGGACATGCTGGCATACCTGCAAGAGCGCAATGCCGTACTCATTGGCCGTGGTCTGGATTACGACCAGCGCAAGCCGATCATCAAGCAGTACGCAATGGACAAGCGATTGGCGCTGGCATTGGCCGCAGAAAAGGCGGTGGCCCATGCGTGATGCCACGACGATGATGGTGGCACGGCTGGCCCTGCGCCAGTATGCACAGCAGATGCTCACACCAGAATCCATGCTGGCGTATTTGCAAGTGTGTTTGGCTGAGCGGGCTAAGCCACACCTGCTGCAACGTGTATTTCTCCCAGCAGCATGGAGGCCAGCATTTCTTTGGCTTGCTGATCGTAATGCGGTTGAAAGTGTGCGTCGTTCGTTCCCTCTTCCGCTACTACGTATAGCCAACCGTCTCGCTCTGCGGCTAGGGCACATCTCCCGTTTTGATTTTGAACAAGCCAGTACTTGGCTGCGGGTGATTTGTCTCTTTCCAAAGGCCAGCGCCATGCCTGATGACAACAAACGCCTCCACGATCTCAAGCTGTGGCTGACAGACCGTGAATTCATTGACCTGTGCAAGCTCTCAGATCGCCACGACCGCAAGCCGGGCGAAATGGGCAGAGTGATTGTGCGGCGGTACATGTACGGCAATGTCGCTGTTATCGAGGCCGATGGCAACAGGGCTATCAGTGCTGATAAGGGGCGCGAGCCATGAGCGCCTACGGACTGGCCCGCGACTTCAGTGCCCGCTTCAGCGAGCCGGGCTATTGCCCATTTACGTCAGCGCTGGCAAGCAAACAGCCAGAGCCGATTGAGACACCAGAGCAGGCCGCAGAGCGCGTAGCGGCTGAAAAGTGCAAGCGCAGTAAACGCTACTGGCAAGTGCAAAAAGAAAAGCGCCGTCTTGAAAGGCTGGCAGCAAACCCATAAGCGACTTGGCCGCGCTTTTCATTCGGCCAAAAAAATGCCCGGTTAGTGGCCGGGCAAGTTCAACTAAAAACAAGGAAATTGTATATGAAATTTGAAGATGTTGGCAAGTCTTATCGGACACCAGGAAAACATGCTGCGCTTAACTCTTTTTTGGGTAAATGCGCAGGCGTGGCAACCACCGATAAGTTTCGCCGGTTAACCAATGGCGGCACGTTTCACGTCATCGACTGCACTGCTGGCGATGGTCAGTCAAACGACTTTAGTAAGTTCACATCCCCAGGCATTGTCTGCAAACACGTTGATTTTTTGCGTGACAGGCTTTTTCCGTGTAAAGCTGAATTTTATGAGCGTAGTCAAGCCAGTGCAGCCATGCTTAAAACCGTGGTGACGCAATGGCCCGTCATCAATGAAGATGCTGCCAACTTGATGCCAACATGGGCAGAAAACGATGTTCTTTTTATCTCGAATGACCCAAACACGATAGCCGACTGGGCACTGCCTTCTGCTTTGAAATCAGCACCAAAGTTCACCACCGTGTTCTCCACACTTGGATGCAATGTGGGCGGGTTGAAGCGCATGAAGCGTAAAGACCGGATGCAATGGTATGTCCACGTTGAAGACCAGCTCGCGCTGCTGCAAACATGGCATGACGCGCTTCTTATCACTCTTGAGGGTGACAGTAGCCAGTGGGCCTACTTGGTCAATTGCCCGACCGCTGACGGCTGGCCGCAAGACCTTGAAAAGTCATTCACCAAAGCGTTCGAAGACACCGGTCACGCTCTGCGCATGGCTTGGTTCAAAAACGACCCAATCGGTTTCAAAGACCTTCAGGACGACTTGTTTTTGACCAAAAAAGAGCGTAGCGCAGAAAAACAAACTGAATTGGAAGCAGCATGATTTACGACGAACCAACAATGAAGGAAGTCTGCGAGGCTTTCAATCTCAAGGGCGTTCACCCAGCGGCTAATCTGTTCCCGCTTGTTACCGGCGATGAGTTCCAGGCACTGTGCCAAAGCATCGGCAAAGACGGGCTAGAGGAGCCGGTCGTATTGACCCATGACGGCCTGTTGCTTGATGGTCGTAACCGACTTAGGGCTTTGCTGGTAACAGGCTCTACAGAGCGTTTTAAGACCCTTGATGAGACTTATGCCAGCGACAACTATATCGGCTATGTTCTACGCCTTAACCTGCACCGCAGGCACTTGTCAGCCAGTCAGAAAGCAGCACTGGCTGTTGACGTTGAGAAGCTTTATGCGGATTTGGCGAAGGAGAGGCAGGTTCGCACTGCTGAAAATCGCGCAAAGGTTGAAAGTCTTGTTCCGCCAATCTTGGCGGAACAAGAAGCAACCGAACCGCCGCCATTCGAGCTATCAGCCAGCGTGCCGGTAGCGCCAAAACTTGAAAGGTGGCAAGAGGTTGAGCAATGGAAAAAAGAAAATCCAACTGCTGCACAAATTCAACCCATTAAGAATCGCGATAACGAATCCGCAGTTCAGGCCGCAAAAGCCACAGGTGCAAGCGCTGGATACGTTAAAGATGCCAAAGCCATAGCCGCCAAATCGCCAGAGATGTTCGAGCAGGTCAAGGCTGGAACTGTCAGCATTCCAGAGGCTAAGCGCGTCATCGAGATTCAAGAGCAAAGCAAGCCAAAGTTTCGCGGCCAATTTGCCACGATTGAAACATGGGGCGCAATGTCTCCAGACGACCAGTCTGCTTTCCTTGCCCAGCGCGATGACAAGTTCAAGTTCAATAAGCAAGGCGATACAGCCGCCGACAGCATGGGAAACATCGAATGGGCTGACTGGTCATGGAATCCGGTCACTGGATGCCTACATGACTGCCCTTACTGCTACGCCCGCGACATTGCCGAACGCTTCTATCAACAAGGCTTTGCGCCCTCATTCTGGCCTGGTCGTTTGGCTGGCCCGGTGAACACCAAGGTTCCCGCAGGCGCTGACATCGACATTGCCAAAAAGAACGTTTTTAGCAATTCCATGAGTGACTTGTACGGTCGCTGGGTGCCTGACGCATGGATTAACGCCGTGCTGCAAACCATGCGCGATTCACCCGAGTGGAATTTTTTGATGTTGACCAAGTTCCCCAACAGGGCCGCTGAATTCCAGTACGCAGCCAATTGTTGGATAGGTGCATCAGTCGATATGCAGGCCCGCGTGAAGGTCACAGAAGCCGCGTTTGAGCGTATTGAATGCGGAGTGAAGTGGCTATCCCTTGAGCCTTTGATTGAGCCATTGACGTTCACCAAGCCTCAGCTTTTCAACTGGGTTGTTATCGGCGGTGCATCCAAATCCACCAAAACCCCCGAGTGGGTTCCCCCGGCTGAATGGGTCATCCGCACCGCTTCGCAGTTCCTGGAGCATGGTGCGAAGATTTACCTGAAAACCAATGGCCGCCCGCGTGAGTATCCAGGCGTGATTACACCAGCCTCAGCCGACGATGTGTTTCATTATTTGAAGTCTGCCAAGGTGTAAATCATGGCCTCAATGGACTGGTTTCGCTGGCATCACGGGTCTGTCACAGACCCCAAGTTTCAGCTTATCGCCCGCAAGTCCGGCTGTAGTGTCGCCGAGGTCATTGGATTTTGGGCCATGTTGCTGGAGTCTGCCAGCATGAACGAAGTGCGCGGCTGCACTGGCTATCTTGATTTTGAAGCAATTGACTGCGCACTTGGCTTGCAAGTATGACAACCCTCAACCAACACCCGCTATCCGCCGCTTGGCCTGCTATGCAGGATGATGAATTTCATTCTCTCAAGGACAGCATCCTTGTGATCGGTGTTCAAAACCCAATTACGATTTTCGAGGGTATGGTGATTGACGGCTGGCATCGTTACCGGGCCGCTACAGAGCTTGGCATGGCCTGCCCTTCAAAACCTCTTGGTGACGTTGACCCGGTTGATTTTGTCAGAGCGCAAAACGATGCGCGTCGCCACATCACGGGTTCTCAGAAGGCGCTGGCTATCACGGCTATCTATATGTGGAAACCTGTCGGTGCAAATCAACATCAAGGAGGGTGGGAACCCGGTTCCCACCCTCAAAAATCAAACTCTGAATTGGCTTCCATCGCAGGAGTTAGCGACAAAACAATCAAGCAAGCCAAAGCAGTCCAGGCCAACGCCACCCCCGAAGTAAAGGCCGCAGTCAAGGCAGGCACGATGTCGGTAAAAAAGGCCGCAGAGACAACCAAGCCGCCCAAACCAGCTCCCGCAGTTACAGAGCCAACACTTCAAGCGCCCACTGAAGACGAAGGCGCACCAGACGACGCTGAACTCGAAGCCTCGCGCATTCACCAGGAAGCCCAAGCCAAGACCATTGCATTCATGTTGGCAAGTGACGAACCATTGGCTGATTTAGCAGCCCGCAACACCCAGCTCGAAGCGCAAATCATTCAATTGAACTTGCGCATGGCCGGGTTGCAGAACTCGAACAACGAATACATCAAACGCATCAAGTCCCTGCAAAACCAACTCAAAAAGGTGCAGCCATGAGCCAACTTTGGGAAGATAAACCCAATTACGCCAGTGCCACGTTTCCCGCACCGCGTCCGTTTCAACAATCCGCTCATGATGCGTTGCGGGCCGGTGCTATTGCTGGTCACAAAAATCAGTTAATCATGGCCCCCACGGGCGGGGGAAAGACCTATTTAGGTTTGCGCATCATCCATGAGGCGCTTTTGAAGGGTAAAAAGGCCGTATTTATGTGCGACCGGACAACCCTGATTAACCAGACCAGTGAAGCCGCAGATAAATATGGCCTGAGTGCCCACGGCATCCTGCAAGCCAGCCACTGGCGCATGAACCATGATGCGCCGTTTCAAATTGCCAGCGCCCAAACCGTCGCCCGTCGGCAATGGCCGGATGCTGACGTGATTGTGGTTGACGAGGCGCATACGCAATTGAAGGCTTGGACTGAGTACATCCCCCATTGCCGCGCCAAGGTCATTGGACTGAGTGCTACGCCATTCAGCCCCGGCCTGGGTAAATTGTTCACTAACCTGATAAATGCCACCACCATGCACGACCTGACGCAATCTGGCGTTTTGGTTCCCATGCGCGTGATGTCTTGCACCATGACCAACATGGCGGGTGCTGATACAGCCGGTGGCGAATGGACTGACCAGGCCGCAGAGCAGCGCGGTATGGAGATTATTGGTGACGTGGTTGCCGAATGGGTAAAGCACGGCCAAAACCGTAAAACGATTGTGTTTGGCGCAACCATCAAACACTGCGAAGAGATTTGCCGTCAATTCAACGAAATAGGAGTGATGGCTGCTGTATTCACATCCAACACGTTGCCGACAGAGCGTGAATTTTTGCTCAAGGAATACCGCAAGCACGATTCAAATTTGCGCGTCCTGGTGTCAGTTGAAGCACTTGCCAAAGGTTTTGATGTGCCCGATGTGGGCTGTGTTGTTGACTGCCGCCCGCTGCGTAAATCGCTATCGACCGCTATCCAGATGTGGGGCCGGGGGCTTCGGTCATCGCCAGATACCAATAAAAAAGACTGCTTGCTGCTTGACCACAGCGGCAATATCCAACGGTTTTCAGAGGATTACACCAGCGTCTTTTTTGACGGATTGGACGCGCTGGATATGGGTGAAAAGCTCGATAAGGCCATTCGACGCGACAAAGATGATTTTGAGGCCAAGGGCTGTCCTTCATGCGGCTACACGCCTTTTGCAAAGCGATGTATGTCCTGCGGGTACGAGAAACAAGTGCAGGCGCTAGTGGAAAACGTGCCCGGCGAGATGCGCGAGATCACGATTGGCAAAAAGAAAATTGCCGATGATTCAAGGCATTTATGGGAGCAGGCTTGCACGTATGCCCGCGCTCACAGCGCACCAGAAAAACAACGTGCCCGCGCTTATTACCTGTTCAAAGATATGGCAGGAACAGAGCCTCCACGGTATTGGGCACTGGACACCACGCCCGATGTTCCCATGAGCCGCAATTTTCTTAACCGTGTATCGGCTAAAAACATTGCCTATGCCAAGGCCCGTCAGGCGGTAGCAGCATGATGGATTTCCAGTCATTCGCTATGGCGCATGGTTTGCAAATCAACCGGCTGTACCCGGCTGACAAAGTTCAGCGCTGCCCCACAGCAGATAAGCCTCGTTCTAAAAATGGTGCATTTTTTTGGGACGGATTTAAGGGCTGGGTATCTGACTGGGCGCAAGGAGGCGAGATCAATTGGTTTGACAACCCAAAGGAAAAAACGCTGACGGATGCTGACCGTAAAGCCTGGGCACAGCGCAAACAAGCTGCTACGCAGCGCCAGTCTGAGGGTTGGGGCCGTGCCGCTATGCAGGCTAGTTTGATGCTACGAGACACAGAGCTGAAAACCCATGATTACCTGATTTACAAAGGTTTGCCTGATTCCGTCGGCTTGGTCAATGAGGCCAATGACTTACTGATACCCATGCGCAATTTTGAAACCAACGCCTTGCAAGGTGTTCAGGTAGTGCGCTGGCTGGCAGACGAATGCAGGTACGAAAAAAAGATGTTGCCGGGTATGCGGGCTAAAGGTTGCGTATTGCGCCTGGGGCCAAAACAGGCCGCTGAATCGTTTTTATGTGAAGGCTGGGCCACTGGCCTATCTATTGATTTGGCGCTGCGCCTGATGCGTCTTAACGCCTGTGTGCTGATTTGTTTCAGTGATTCAAACATGGCGCATGTGGCTTCTATGGTCAAAGGCCGGGCATTTTGCTTTGCCGACAACGATGAGTCTGGTGCAGGTCAGCGGGCCGCAGAGAAGACCGGATTCAAGTATTGCATGAGCGATGTACTGGGCAATGATGCCAATGACGATCACAAGGAATTTGGGCTGATGGCAGTAGCTAAGCGCTTGATGGAGGTGAGGCTGAAATAGTTTTCATGAGTGCCTGCCCGAAGTCAGAGAGGGTTATGCGGTTCTCCAAACACCACATCAGGCATTGCGACAGTGTGACACGCCCAAGTCAATAAATGGGCCGCTGGAATGTGTCGGACATAGTTTAACGACAGGCATCCGGGGATAGCTGAACTGTGGGATTAAGGACTGAGATACAGCAAAGGGTGGCGAAGCTAGTGCCCTTGTCCTGAACGACTGGCGGGTCAAGGCGGCTCCATACAGCAGTTTTGTGAAGGCTTATCCCGGATGGGCTAGGTCTGACCCACCACCAGCAGTTTAAGGATTCAGGGTAATTCAGGATGTTGGAAGTTAAGGATTACTGGGTTTTGGTTGATGTTGGAAGAGATAAAAGTGAAGCAAAGTTTTTGAAAACATGGAATTTGGAATACAGCATATGACAGTTACAGCAACCCCACCACGAATGGGAACACGCGAGGATTTGATAAACCACATCATCGACTTGCGCCTTGAGAACCCCGAGTACGCCCGGTTTGCCCTTGATGAGTACGACCGCGACTATCCGCACTTGACGCTCAAGGCCGGTGTGTTGGACGCTTGGAAAAAGCGCAATGAAGCGAAAGGCAAGCCATGAAGCGGATCCGTGATTTTCTGGCCGCGCCGCTAATTCTGGTGGCATTCGCCGCGCTGTGGTTTGTGGTTATCCCGTTTGGGTTGCTGGCAAAGATTGTGCAGGGAAAGCCATGAAGCTCTATCACGCCACAACCCCCAAGAAGGCCGCAAATTACCGCCACAGCGCCCGCATCATCGCGCCAGTGCGCGGGTTCACCACCTTGATTGCTGCGATGGCCTGGGCTTGCAAAGTGGGCCGCACCGTCATCATGGAAATTGACGCGCCACACCCCTACAAGCTGCCAGATCACCACAGCATTTACGGCGAGGCTTGGTGGAATGACGGCGACGTGACCGAATGGACTTGCGTTTTCAGCGCGGAGAAGGACGCATGATTATCGGCATTGACCCAGGAACAAATACCGGCATGGCGTTTTACAAAAACGGCAAGTTGGTTGAGCTAATGACCGTGCCGCCAGTTGTCATCAGCCATTGGATTGACAACAGCGTAAAGCGGGTTGTGTTTGAAGATTCACGCCTGCAAAGCCATGTTTTCACCACCACTGCCAGCCGCGCCGCTGCCCTGAAAATGGCCCGCAACGTGGGCGAGATTGATGCCTGGTGCAAGCTGATTGTGTCGATTTGCGCTGGCAAAGGGGTTGACGCTCACGGCATCAGCCCCAAGGGCAAGGGTGCGAAGCTCAACGCTGAACAGTTTGCAGAAAAAACAGGCTGGAACAAATCCAGTAACCAGCACGAGCGTGATGCTGCAATGGTTGCATGGCTGTATCGGACGGCCGCATGATGCAAGTGCAGTGCATCAATCGACCACGCCGCCCTGTTGCGCCTGGCTGACGCATCTGGCATGGCGCTTTACAAGGATGTTGCCAACACCAAGGATGCACCGTGGGGCGAAGCCGTAGCCGCGCAGATCAAT